TAATCTATCCGTAACCGTTAAAGAAGTCTGCGGAACTGCCGTAGCAAAAGAATATAAATTAAGATTAACTCCGTCGTATAAAATTTCGTGCGAACTAGTAGCAATTAAAGTAAAAGTAGTACCGTCGTATTTATATAATTCCGCGTAAAGTTCCGGAGTACCTCCGTTAGAACTCATAGAAGCGTAAATTTCAAAGTCCCAATTCCCCGCCGGTATTTGTAATAAGTTAGGATCGTTTGCGTCCGTTAAAAACGCTACTATAAATCCGTCTCCCGTTTTATTAAAGTCTACTCCCGTTCCCGTATCGGCCGTCTTACTCATTTCGTAATAAGTAGTACCCCCTATTGTGCCTTGGCTAGTTCCTCCATTAAAATAGTAAGAAACCGAAGATCCGCCTCCTCCGCTACTAGGGAAGTCGGCTAAAGTGCCGTCTCCTCTAATATATTGAGAAGCATATCCCGCCGCCGCTACTCCTATCGTTCCGTTGGCCGTTAGGGGGCTATTAGAGACATTAAAAGCCGCCGGCATAGTCAAACCTATGCTAGTAATCAAAGTCGGGAATGTAGTCAAATTTCCCGCTCCATTTATGTACTGTGTATTATCCCCGCTAAAACCTAGATTAATCGTTCCGCTTGTAGTTACGGGAGAACCGGTAATCGTTAAAGCGTTTCCGTCTCTAGATACTCCTACCGAAGTTACTGTCCCCGTCGCTCCCGACGATCTAGCCCAAACTGTCCCCGTATAAACTGCGTAGTCTCCTACCGCAAAAGCAATCGGACCGGCCCCGAAATCCACAGTTCCGGCAACGTTACATAACCAAACGTCCCCCGCGTTACCCGTACCGTTAACCAAAGTAGGACTATTAGTAGAAGCGTTCCAAACTCCTTTAAATTCCATAACCGAATTAGGTAACTGACTTACTAGAATTTTACCGTTCTCGTCAAGCCTAGGAACCCCGTTAGCGACGTTAAAGGCTACGGAACTTAATATCCCGTCAGTTCCTATAATAACGTCGTCTAAGTCTCTTAATTTGGCTCCGCTTGTTATAACTATTTGGTTACTCATTTTACTTTTTTTATCTAATTAAACAAACCTCTAACAAATTCCCCACTATCTAAGGCCCTACTAAATGTAAGTACTCCCGTTGTACTATTCCATTTAACTTGCTCATTTACCGGAGTTCCGCTAGTTATAATCGCTTGACAGTCTATACCGCCTCTAGATACATAAACGCAGTCCTTCCCGATCATATCTACCCAAGTAATCGTAGTCTCGCCACCGGCCGCCGTATATTCTTTATTGTAAACATATCCTCCGCGAATAACTACTCCCTCCGGATTAATGCTAGTTCCCGAAGTACCGTAAGCGCCGGTCCCTTGTAAACTAACGTTATAAGTAGCCGCGTCTTTATAAGGAGCGTTAATACCTATACTAGTTATATTACAAATTCCATTTATTATTACTAATCCGTCTTCGCCGTTGTCTATTACGAAATTGATTTCGATAGGTTCTCTAGCTAATTGCTTATTAAGCATAAACAAATAAGAGAAATCGCTTAAAATAACTAATCCGTCGCAAGTTACGCTCCAAGTTGCTATATCATTTTTATACTGTCGGAACCAAGCCGAAGTAATAGAAGTAACCTCTACTTGATCTACGTTAACGCTAAAAGTGCAATTTGTAGAGCAAGCGAACGCGACGTCTACTTCCGGATCTACGTCCGTTCTATGCCAATAAAGCATAACGTTTGTACCATTTACGGGATTTGCCATATATCAAAGTTAAAAAATATTTAATTGTAGATTCCAAAAAGGCCCAAGTTGTCCCGTATCGGTAATATATTGAGGCTCTACAAATATAGCTTCCTCGTCGTAATATATTTCTATTAGTTGAACTCCATTAACTTGATCGTTATAAGAGTTAGTAGTTAATCTATTTAAAGCAAACTGTTTGCCATTATAAGATAAGTTCCCCGTAGAAGGATCCGTTACTGTATAAACTTTATCTAAATTAATATACCCGTTATCCGCTTGTATTGCTCCTAGATCCGCTTCTAAAGTAGCTATGTTTCTTTGGTAAATCTTAATATATTGACGCGCTAGACTACTTAGAATTTGCGCTCCTCCCGCTATTAAATATTCAAAATACCAATTTTCTAAGAATACCCCGTTACTATCGTATAAAGAACCTAAAGTTAAAACTTGCAAACCGTTAGCGTTTGGATATACTTGTCCGTAAGGAATGTCGAATACTTTAAGCGTAGATTTCTCTTCCGTACTAGAGTTACTTATTACTGCATATTGTACCTCCGTTTGACCTTGGGTTAATATAAAGTTTCTAACTTCCGTACTATTAGTCTCTACTAATATTTTAATATTCAAATAACCCATTAAAAAGGTAGTACTAAATAATCCCACAAAAAAAGGAGGAATAGTTAAAGTAAAAGTCGACCAAGGATCGCTACCGTCCCAAGCCGGAAACGTTATATATGTATTAGAGTTAGTTTGCCAATCGCCGTTATTATCTAGATATTTATTACCCGATCCCGTATTTAATAAAGCTATTTGTATCTTCATAGCTACGCCGTTTTTATGTTCGACGCTAAAATTTAAAGGGAAACCCCCAACGTAAGGAGTATAAAAATAAGGAGACGAAGGTCCTAATATTTGTAAATAAGCGTCTCCGGTCCCCGCAGATAAATAGTAACTATTAAACTGTTCACTATCGTAAACTATTGCAGTAGCCGTAGCCGTTCCCGTAAGAGTAGTAAAAAAACCATAAGCCGTCAAAGGAGGGATAGCGACGCTTCCTCCTATTATTTCTTTTAAGTCTGCATTATGTATTAAGTTAATAGGAGAACTATATCTATTTCTTAATTGTATATTATAAAATCCCTTTCTTAATATTTTAGTTTGGCTATTATCTATAAAGTGTACGTTACCATATTCGTAAGGCGCTATATTAATTACATTATCTAAAACTCCCGAACTGTCTATCGTTGCGTAATCCCCTACGTCGTATTTAGTATAATACCTAGTCTCAGCCGCTACCTCCATAGTAGAAGTAATCCACCAATCGCCATTCGATTGATACATTCTGCAATTAAAAGTCCTTAACATATTTTCGATAATATCGTAAAAGCTAACTCCTACGAAATCCCTCCTATATTGGTAAGTCTGCGCGAACGGCTCGTAAGAGTCTCCGTCTCCTCGATTTAACATTCCTTCCGCATAAAACGAGCAAGCTATAACTAAATAAAGGTCCTCCGGATAGCCTAAAAACCTTAACCCTACAAATATTAAATCTAACCATTGTTGGGTAGTATTAATACTATCAGTTATTTCGAATTGATATTCTTGATCTTGTAGAAACGAAATTCCGTCTATACAAACTAAAGACGCTTGATTTATTCCCGTACTAAAACCTATTTCGGAATAATCATTAAATAAAAACCCCCTCCAAATAACAGTAGACTCCTCTTTATAAATTACCCAATATTTACGATCGTTCTTACTAAGTACGTCCGGAAATTGGTCGTAGTCGTCTTCGGTTTCTAGTATTATATTAAAATTTAATTGAGAACTTATTATACTAGGATATGGGTACTCTTCCGAAGAGTTTGGTTGTAATATAATAGAGGTAGGCGTATAGGTTTTAACTATATCGTCGACGTAATCTTGCTCGTAAATTTCTATCGTTTGAGTGTTCTCATTTCGTAGAATTTGGCTTATAGTATATCTTAGTCCGTAGGCCATTATGCTAAAGATATTGATTGTCCTTTTAAATTAGAGGCTTTCTGCGCTCTATTTGTCGCTAGTAATAAATCTTGGCCTCTTAATACAAATTGGCCGCCGCCCGATCCTCTACCCGAAGACATAGATCCCGCGCTAAAAGTCTTAGTTAACATTCCGGTTAATTTACTTAAAGGGATAATAGCCTCCGGACCGGCTTCCCCTACTAGGCCCATAGTTGGACCGGTAACTATACCGCCGGTAGCAAAAGGAATAACTCCTATGTTTGCCGCCGCCGCTACCGCTCCCGCTCCTCCGCCCGAAGACGCATTTAAAGCCGCCATAATAGCCTTAAAAATAGCCGCCTTAATAACTGCGGCCGCTATATCTTCCGCAAGTCTTAAGAATTGATCGCCTAACGCCTCTAGTACATTTTGTCCGCCTTTAAGCGCGTCAAAGAAACCTACGATAGCGTTAGTAGCCATTCCCGAAATAGTATCGGCAAAATTCTCGTAAGCCTTTTGTCTTTTTTTAATATTTTCCGCGTCGTTATCTGCTATCATTTTATTAATAGCCATTTCATTTCTAGCGGTCCTTAATGGATCTAAAGCCTTTTGCGCTCCTCCCGTAAACTTATCAGTAGTACGGAACGAAACGTCTCTAACTACCGGAGAAAGGTCCGAAACGTCTCCTTGCGGCTTACCGCTATAATATTTATCCTCTAACTCTTTTGCAGATCCTAATAACTGTTTAAGTGCGTTTTGTGCTTCTTGCGTTTTACTTCCCGCTATTTTTTCAATAGCTTTATAAATAGCTTCTAACGATTGTACGGCAAAAGAGTCCTTCGCCCCCTTCTCGCTAATCATTCCATTTAATAACTGAAATTGGGCGCTATTTAAAGTCTCTTTAAGATTGTTTAATACTTTTTGAACCTCGGTTAATTTATCTGCGCTTCCGCCTCCGGCTAGTTTGCCGTTACCGGTCATTAAAGCAAGAAATAAAGGATTTTGCGCTCCCTTATCTAAGGCCGAGTTCATTTGATTAGTAAGACTTAAAATATCGTTACTTTGAACTACTGCTTGCGTCTTTATGTCTCTTAATTGCTTAGCCGCAAAAGTTACCTTATCCATTCTACTAGCCGACTCTATTTCCATAGAGGAACCAATACTAGAAGGGGCTTTACCGGCTTCCGCTATTGACGCCATAAATTGCCCTCTAGCTTTATTTACGCTTTCTTGCGTCTTTGCTAAAGCTATTGATTTGTCGGCTATTTCATTTCTATAACGTTCTACGATTGCTTGTTGAATAAGCGCCGCCGTATACTGTTTAACCGCTTCTTTAGCGTCGTCTATATTTTTAATTTGATCGCCGTAACCTTTACTTACTCCGTTAAGAATGTCTCTAACTCCGTTAAGAGCCTTTACTCGTTCTCCGTCGGTTATATTAGCATTTTGAGAAAGTGTAATAAGATTCTCTAATTTTAGACCTTGATTTACTGCGGCTTCTTTAGATTTCTCTAACGCTTTAGCGTACTCTTCTTGGGCCTTTTTAGCTTCATCTACGGCCTTTTTATTAGTAAATAACTTATCCCCAAAAGCTACAAATAAAGACGAAATTACGCCCAAGGCTAGGCCTATACCGGCCGGACCGGTCATAACTGCTAATAAACTTTGGAACGCTTCTTTATTTGACGTAGAAGAGGACCTTAATCGTTGGAATGATTCTAATAAAGGGTTAAGGTTATTCGCTATACCTATAAACCCATAAGGGGCGTCTTGCGCTACCCTTGATAAGTTTACTAAAGATTGCGTAGCTTGATCCGTTCCGCCTTTAGCCTCTACAAACTTAGTCTTTAACCCCGCCGTTGATTTTGCCAAATCCTCGATAGCCTTTAAGGCTTCCTTATTGTCGGCGGTTATTATGAGTTGTAAAGTTTCTTGGGCCATTTTATTTTAGTTTACTCCGTACAATTTTAACGTATTAGCTAACTGTTGATTAGTTAACATAACCTTCTCTTCTTGTTCGACGTCGTCGTCTAGATCCGGAATATGCCAAAACGATTGAAGAGACTTGGGGGATTGGTCCGCCGTATTGCTTAAGTATATGATATAGGCTAGATTTCTAGTTCTAGCCCATTCGTTTAATTCTCTTTTTTCGACACCTAAGACCACTATACTATAATCCTTCCAAGTCATATCCCAAAATTCGCTAGGCCTTATCCCACATTCCGCCGCTTTAACTAAAACGTCGTCCCAATTAAGGTTTACTCTTTTTTTTTTCCGCTTTAGCGACGGGGCCTTTATTTACTTGTAATAACGTATTATCTACTATGTATTTAATGTAGTCCACTAAAGGACCGTCTTGTCTAAATACTCCTCCTACTTCGTCTATCCAATCGCATACGTCGTCTTCCGTAAATATTACTTCCTCTTTATTGCTAGTACAAGCCGATTCATATCCAATATGAACTAATTGTACTAACGTATTAAGGTCGTAGGCGGCTCTAGTAAGTACGTCAAAATATTGATCTATTGTAATCTTATTTTTATCCGTAAACCTACGCATAGCCCAAGTCCCCCACTTCAAGTGGATTTGTTTTTCCTTCAATAACATTTTATACATACTGACTTTTTTTTATGCGGTTTCCGTTTGAGTTAATGGAGGTAAAGTAACTACGAAAGTCGCCGAGAACTTAACGTCGTCTTTATCCGCCGCGTTAACGTCGAAATTGGAAATAAACACTTGACCGCTATAAACAATATCGCCCGCAGTTGGAGTAGCCTTTCCCATTTTCATATTAAAAGAGGTTCTAGCCGCGTGCGCCGCGTATAATTGTTGATAACTATCTTTAGAAGGAGTACCGGTTTCGTCGATTGCGAAGCCTTCCCCTCTAAAAGATTGCGTAAATGCCGGTCCCGCTTGGAATTGGTCGCCACATTTAGAAGTTGCGTCGATTGTGTTAACAGTCGAGGTCATTGTGTTAGAGGTAAGACAAGCAACGGGCTTAAATGTTGCGTCTCCGTCTATGTCAGCTAATAGGATATAATCCCTTGCCGATACTTTAGTTTCTGCCATTTTATTTGGTTTTAATTTTGAGTTATTGTTAAATTATAAATTATTAATGTTCTAAAAACGTTGTCTATTGGATTTAATCCGTCTATATTTCTTACACTTTGAACGAATAAACTAGAACAGTAAAAACCGTTATTTAGTGTTATTGTAGTGTCCGAATTTATGTCCGCTAATATTAAATCGCTTATAGTCTCCGCTCTTTTGTAACCAAAGTTAGCATTTTTTGTAACAATGTCTACGGTCATAGTTACGGAGTTAGTATAGCCCGTTTTTCCTTGTTCTTGACTTGAACTT